TCGTATTTCATGTAGTCGCCGAGAAACGCCGTGCTGCCGGCGCCCATCTGGTTCCAGGTGGCCTTGAGCCGCTCGAGCGTCTTCTGATCGAGCGATTGCGGCCGGCTCTCAGGCGGCATCAGGATCCCGCTCGGCCGCCCACCGCCCGAGAAGAACTGCGTCGAGGCCGCCTGCATCTCGAGGCCCTGGCGCGCCGCCCCGCCGCAGGCGTAGAGCGGCGACAGACCGACGAGCGGGTGATAGGCGCAGTTCCAGCGGTCGTGAATGATTTCCTTCGCCGGCGCGGCCATCGGCCCGTCGATGCCGGCCAGGTCGCTCGTCTGGAGCTCGTAGTACACGCTCCCGTCGGGCGCCACGAGCGGCTTCACGCGGCACGGGTCGAGCACGTAGAGCGACGTCACGACGCCGCGGGCGTCCCGATCCTTCAGGACGTACGTGTTGCCCCAGAGGAGCTTGCTGAACATCCAGACTTCGAAGAACTGGGCCGGCGTCTGGTAGCGGTTCGGGACGCGCAGGACCGGGGAAAACGCTGGGCTCGTCGTCTCGTGCCAGATCCCGTTGGCATCGACGGCGACGAGCCGCAGCGGCAGCTTCCCGATATCGGAAGCGATCAGCGAGACGCAGCGGAAGACGACCGGGTTGGCGAGCGCCGTCTCGAGCTTGAGCTCGTCGTTGTGCTGCCAGGCGCCGGTGTAGGGCTCGCGGACGACCGGCATCCAGGCGCCCGTGCCGGCCCCAGGCGACGAGGCGCCCGGGGCGAACACCGCGCGCAGCGACGAGCGAATCGACGCGAGGACGCCCACCGGGGCCTAGCCCTTGCTGCTGCGGCCGGCCGGCGCCTCGGCGCTCTGCGGCGCCGGCCACGCGGTCGCCGTCAGGTACTTGACCGCGTTCGCGTTCTCTTTCTGCCAGTTGATGAACCGTTCCGCCCGAAGGCCGATCATGTTCGTCTGCCAGAGCGACACATACACCGTCGTGGCATCGGCCGGTGACGCCGGGGCAGAGTCCATTTGTACCGAGGCCTCTTGTGAGGCGTCGATCGTCACGCCGCCGTCATCGGCATACAGGATGAGGCCAGGCTGGAGCGCGATGACGTTCGCGCCCGCCGCCTGGCTCGTGACGAACGTCAGCCCCTTGTACGTCCCGCCGTCGACCGTGATGCCGGGAAACTCCGGCGATCCGTCCAGGTTCGTCCGGAACGACAGCGACAGCGCATTGGCCGACGACAGGATGAACGTCACCCCGCCCACGGCGATGTTGTTCGTCGTGAAGTGGGCAATCAGGCTGATGATGTCCGCCAGCGGGTTCGTCGTGGCGGCCGCGGTGGGCGCCCCGTTGGTGATCGACGCCGGGTTGACGCCGGCGACGGCCGCCACGGCCGGATCGATGAACTGCGCGTCGAGGAATTGCGCGATCCCCTTCACCATGTCGTCGCGGACGCGGGCCTCGGCACTCGGCGACGACAGCCGCGCCAGCTCTTGCGTAATGACGATGATGCCGGCGGCCTTCGCGATGCCCAGCGACGTGGAGGAAAACGCGAGCTTGCTGACGGGCTTGGGCTTCGCCTCGCCCACCCATCCGTACGTGCCGCCCGCCGTCTGGGCGGAGACCTTCGTATTGAACGGCACCTGAATGAAGCCGGGGATCTTGCCCAAGATCGTCGCCGGCCGCAGCAGTTCGATGAACTCCGCGGCGATATTCTGGTTGACCAGCGGAGCCGCCCATGTCGCATCCGTGATCGTCCCGGGCGCCACGGCGGCCTTGAGGTACAGCGCGACCTCCGGCGTATCCTTCCAGCGATCTTCCGCGTAGGCGACCGCGCTGATGTCCGTGCCCTTCGTGATCAGCTTCGCGCACGCCGCGCGGATGAACGCCACTCCGAGCGGCAGGTTGGATTTGACCGAAATCACCGGGTACGGGCGCAGCCCCGACGGGGCCGGCACGGGCACCGCGGCCGCGATCTGGAGCTTCTCGTGTTCGCGCCAGCGCCCAAGATCGGCGTCAATCGACTTCACTTGCAGCGCCAGGCCGTCGTGTTCCTCGGCCGGTTCCGCCTCGAGCGTCTTGCCCTCACCCGCGGCGCTCTCCATGATCTCGGTCATCTTCGCGGCCAGCGCCGCGCGCTTGTTTTCCAGATTCTGAATGTGTTCCGAGATCGTCTGCTTCATGACAGGCCTCTCTATGCGGCGCGGCGCCGCGAGTGATTTCACCAGGCGGATCGTGGCGCTCGCGTTCGCGGGAATCGTCACGAGGGAAAGTTCGCAGATTTCGGTTTTGACTAGCTTGCGGGCGCCGGTCTTGAGGTACTGCACGCCGCCGTCGAGGACGCGAAAGCCAATCGAGGCGCCGGAGATGACGCCGGCCTTCAGGCACTGCCAGGCGTCGTCAATCCGCGCCTTGAGCGGGCCAGGCTCCTCGATGCTCGGGAAGGTCGCGTCGAACGTGATGCCGGCGGCGGTGACCGCCAGATACGCCGTCCCGATCGGGTGCCGGTCATCGTGATGGAGCAGGAGCGGGACAGGATTGCGGAACGTGGCGCCCGCCGGGTCGAGCATGTCGCCCTGGCGGTCGAGCTCGGGCGTTGACGCGATGCCGCTGATCATCCGGCGCGACGGTTCGACCGTCTTGACCTCGAGCAGGGCGTACGCACGTTCCACGGTTCACGAGTGGACCGCGGTTCGGCCGAAATGTCGATTTACGGCGACAAAAAGCGTGCCATGGTTGGCCGAAAAGACGACAAGCGCTCAGCGCATGGACAGGATTTATTTTCAGAGGGCGAGCGGACGTGGGCTCAGCTGTCAGCCTCTCGGCGGCGTCTCGCGGTTGGCCCGGGTGACCACCTGGCGCAGCCACTCGGCCATCGTGAGCCGCGCCTGGGCGGCCAGCTGCTGCGTCCGGTCGTACTGTTTCGACGGCAGCCGGAAATGCACGTTCACGGACGGATCGTCGGCGGCCAGGCGCGGCCGTCCGCCGCGGGCCTTCACCCGACCACGACCATCTCGTAGGTCGGCGCCGACGCCGGCGCGAGGCGGTTCATCAGGTCGACGGCCATGATGAGCGCCACGACGCCGTCGATCTTCTCGGTCGAGCGATCCTTGTTCGGGCGCAGGTTGCCGGCGGCATCCGTCTCGACGGCGACGTTGCTGACATTCCAGCGCAGCACCGGGTGCCCGTCGTGGCGCAGCCGGCGCCCGAGGATGGCCTGCTCGAGCGACTTGGTCGGCGCCGAGAGCGACGCGAAGCCTTGGCGCATCGAGACGCAGGGGAAGCCGTCCTGCTGCTGCAGGCGCGAGACCAGGTCGGTCGCGTTCCACGGATCGAAGGCGATCATCTGCAGGGAGAACTCGGCGGCCCATTGTCGCAGGGTTTGCCGGAGCGCGTCATAGTCGACGACCGCGCCCGGGGTCGAGGTCAACACGCCCTGGCGCGCCCATTCGTCGTACGGGACGTGATCGCGGCGGGACCGCTCCCGAATCCGCTCCTCTGGCACGAAGAACTGGGCGAGGACGTCGAACCCGAGCTCGTCGGGAAAGACCGCCACGAGGGCGGTCAGGTCGGTCGTCGTGCTCAGGTCCATGCCGACGTAACAGCGGCGCTTCGCGAGGGCCTGGCGGGGCACGGGCGGCGTCCGGCAGGCATCCCAGGCCGGCATCGGGATCCACCGCGCGTTTTGCTCGGTCCACTGGTTCAGGTATAGCCGGCGAAAGTTGTTCTCCTGGGCGGGGATCTCTTTCGCCCGCGCCGCCATCGTCTGCATTTCCTCGAGCGAGCGAAAGTCGCCGAGCGCGGGGTTCGCCTGCTGCCAGACGCGGCGCTTCGTCCAGTCCGCGCCCTCTGGCGCCTCGTAGAGGATCGGGAGAAACGACGGATCGAGCGCGGGCCGCTCCTGCACTTTCTTCGCGTGCTGGTACAGCTCCCAGAGGATCGAATGGCGATCGTGCCCGGCGGTCGAAATCACGAGCAGCAGCGGCTGCGCCCGCGCGCCCATCGACGTCGAGAGCACGTCGTAGAGTTCGCGATTGGGCGCCGCGTGCAATTCGTCGTAGATGACCATCGACGGATTGAACCCGTGCTTGCTGTACGCCTCGGCCGAGATCGCCCGGTAGAAGCTGCCGGTCGCGCGATGGACGATCTTCTTCTGCGACTCGACGATGTAGCACGCCTCATTGAGCGCCGGATCGTTCCGGACCATTTGCGCGGCGACGCCGAAGACCAGCGCGGCCTGATCGCGATCGGCCGCGGCCGAGTACACCTCCGCGCCCGCCTCGCCATCGGCCAGGAGCCCATAGAGCGCAATGGCGGCCGCGAGCTCCGTCTTCCCGTTCTTGCGCGGCAGCATCAGCAGGCAGGTTCGGAACTGCCGCAGCTTGTCGGGCCGTTTCTTGAACAACCGTTTCAGGATCCGCAGCTGCCAGCGGCGCAGCTTGAACGTCTGCCCGGCGAACTTGCCCTTCGTGTGCGTCAGCCGGTTGATGAACGCGATCGGATCCTCGGCGGCCGCCGGCGGCACCAAGGCGCCATCGTCACGGGTGGGTGCGTTGCGGTTCCAACCCCCTCGCCGGTCACGTTTCGCCGGAAAGACGATCGGATCAGCCATAGGTCACATAGGCAAAAGGTGTGCGAGAC